TAGCAGCACTGCTGTTTCTTATTCCAATTGGCGCAGCAGTTAAAAACTCATGAGTATAGAATGGGCACAGACAATTATCTTTTTCTTGGCACCCCTATTCTTTATGCTCCTCTTCATAGAAACTAATGAAGATGATGATGGACCACCAGATGGTGGAATGATGACACCAGTTTACGTACCGTCCCCTTCTGCTTGACAAACTAAATAATTTGCGGTATATTACAGGAGCACTAAAAATGCTCCTTTTTTAATGGTATGATTTTAGAAACACTCTTGGCACTAACGCCCATCGACTATGACCATTTAGCAAGAGCAGTCAAGGTTGAAGCAACTCCGAATACTATGGATGAATACTGTGTAGCAGTGTCTATCCTTAATCGGGTTAGATCTCCTCTTTACCCAAACACTGTGGCTGATGTAGTTTATGCTCCTGGACAATATGAAGGATTTCGTTATTGGAGACCAGTTGCTCCTACAACTCTAGTGAATGAATTTAAATCTGATAGGGGAAAAGAAAACTTTCTCAAAGCATATAGTATCATTGGAGATCGAACAAGTTTCAAGGGGCAGAGTATGCTACCATATCGTGTTGTAGCAGAAGATCCAATGTGTGATCCAAAAGGAAACTTCTTCCATCATCACTGGCAGTCATGACTTATCCAGCACCAATTATTGCACCTTATGATGAGTGGTTCAGTGAACCAATTTTGACAGAAACTCAAATGGAGTATCAAAAACTAATGGAAGAATTTTGTGATGATATCATTTTAACTATAGATCATAGTATTGATGGTTCATGGAAAACTCAAAATGAACCTGTCAATATTCATGAATTGATGTATGATATATCAACTAGATCTCAATCAACTACACTCCACTTAAATCCTATTGGTGGATCTGAAAATTTTCAAAGTGATTCTGAATATGTTTACAAATGATTGGCGTTATGATGATCAAAGATTAAAAATTCGTGAGCAAGCACTCAGAGTTTTGATGTCAAAGTTTAGTCATGTGATGGCAAATCATGTTCCTAAATATTCCAGTCAATCAATCTATGAGTGTGCCCACGACTGGGTATCCCAAGGTAATACAAGTACCTCGGGAATTGTAAAATACTATGAGGCTTATTATGCAAAAAGTAATTAATGTTCTAGCAGTTCTATCTTTTGTAGGAACTGCTGGTATTGTTGGCGGAGGCACAGTCGTCTATTTGCGACGAGATGCTATTATTGAATCGGTAAAAGAAAATGTTGCTAAAGCAGCAACAGAAGCAATTGCTGATTCTCTTCCTGGAATGATGGATAGTGCTATGCCAGAACTTCCTGGTGCTACTGGCGGTGCTATTCCTATGGGTGGTTCTGTTCCTAGCATGACTGGCGGTGTTGCACTTCCATGAAAAAATTTCTAATGGCGGTTGCTGCGGCGCTGGTTGTCCTACCTGCCCATTCAGGCCCCCTAAAAGATAACGAATATTATACCAATCATTCTATGGGTTGTATGTTACTCAGAGAGTGTGTTGAAGATGTCGAACAAATATTCAGTATTAATGATGTTGCTAATTATCATTCCAATAGTGATTACAGTGTCATTGCTGATGAGTTCCATGGAATGCTCGTTGCTCTCGATCAGGTCGGAGTTAAAGTGTTTTTAGCAGATGAGAAGTATTTTCCAGTAGGACATCGTGGTGTCTATCATACTGTCAGTAATAATTTCTTTCTAAACAAAACATTCATGAAGCGTCCAAATGTATTGATGAGTGTTATGCGTCACGAAGGATGGCATGCTGCACAGGATTGTATGGCAGGAACCATTAATAATAGTTTGATTGCTATTATTAAATCAGAAGAAGAAGTACCTATGATCTGGCAAGAAATTGCTAGCAACACATATGCATCTCAACCTGCCGCAATTCCTTGGGAGAAAGAAGCATTCTGGGCAGGTAAAACTGAAGGTATGACTCAAGCAGCACTTGAGTCTTGTGCTCGGGGAACTATGTGGTCTGATTATGAACCTACTCCTAAGACTCGTGAATGGTTGGTAGAAAACAACTATCTTGATAAATAAAGTTGCCTTTCCTGGTAACTCATGCCTGAAGAAGTAAAGTCTACCGAAGAAGATAAGAAACCTAAGAAAAAGGGTATTCTTGGAAAGTTAAAGGAAGCAGCAGATGATAAAGAAGAACAACTCGCTATTCTGTCTACTTTTGTTAGGCTTGGTATTCTCGTCTGGTCTGGGGGAATACTCACGTTGGCATACATCAAACTTCCACCTGCACTCGGTATACCAGAGCAAAAACTAGATCCAACTTTTATTGCCAGTGTCTTTACTGGGGTTTTAGCTACTTTTGGCGTTCAGGCAGCAAAGAAAGCAGGAGAAGGTGGCAGTGGTAATGGTGGTGGAATCAGTAAAGCAGATATGGAAAGATTGATTCAAGCAGCAGCACAAACTGCACCTGCTCAAACTATTCGTATTGAACAAGCACCAATCCAAATTGGATTTGGATCAACCGATAAACCATACAAGATGTAACCATGAAACCTTCTCTTAAATGGGCCGCAATTAGTGTTGGTAGTATCTTAGCAATTGCTCACGTTGGATTGCTAGGATATGTTGTTCGCCAACAACCTGAAAGGGTTATTGAAGTTCCTACTATTAACATTCCACATGGTCCTTACTCTTCTTATAAGATTAAGGCCGGTAAGGATGGTTATAGTATTGAGTATAATGCAGACGATCCTAAGATTCTAGAGTCTGAAAGGTCTCTAAATGTTGATAAAGAGAAGAGAGGATTGTTTGGTGGTGGATCAGAAGTTAGAAATGAGTATCGCCGTGATCAATTCACTCGTGAGGGCACCAGAAATCTAGGAGGTGCAACAGGTGAAGAGGGAAAGTTAACTGCGAAAAACGTAGAGTGTATCGTGGCGGACGCTGGAGCACGGAGTCAAGGTGCCATGGCAGGAACTAGTATTGCTGCTGGCATCGGTGTTCCTGCTGTGGTTGGTATTCCATATATTGGATGGTTGGCCGGTGGTTGGGCATTACTTTTAGGTCAAAAAATTGGATCAGAAGCAGGATCAACTATTAATTCTATGATTAGTGATTGTTAAATTTAATAAGTCAGTGAGTCCGGACAAATCATAAGTATAAAGACGGTATAATTGATAGATAGTGTAGTTGCAAATACTCATATGAAGTTTATTAGCGGCGTAATTATTCTTGTTATATCTGCTATGGTATTTTTCTTACCAAAGACAGCATATGCAGTTGATATTACGATGGGTTCCGGTGGAAACTTGATTTTTGATCCATCTGATGTTACAATTGATGCTGGTGAAACCATACATTTTGTAAATGGTATGTTACCTCCACACAACATTATTGTTGAAGGTCGTGCTGATCTCTCAAGAGAATCATTAATGTTTAGTCCTGGCGAATCACAAGACATTTTGTTTGCTGATGCTGGAGATTATAACTTTTTCTGTGGTCCTCATCAAGGAGCAGGTATGACCGGAATTATTCACGTAAACTAAACCATGACACATAACATCACGTTTAAATTCCCTGATGGGACAGAGAGCACCTTTGAGTGTGAAAGCGATTCGTACATATTAGATGCAGCAGAAGAAGCAGGCATTGATGCTCCTTACTCATGTCGTGCAGGTGCATGTTCTTCTTGTGCAGGCAAAATTTTGAGTGGGACTGTTGATCAAAGCGATCAATCTTTCCTGGATGATGATCAGATTGAATCAGGATTTGCACTACTGTGTGTTTCATATCCAACTTCTGATTGCGTCGTCAAAACAGAAGCAGAGGAAGAACTTTATTAAGGTTTAAAATGAAAGTTGGATTGATTGGTCTAGGTCGTACTGGTGAAGGTATGGCTCGACGTATGCTTGCAAAGGGCATTGAAGTTTGGGGTTATAGTAGTACTAACTACGAGAATGCCTGTGGACAATATGAAGCAGGATACATTAGTGGATGTGTAACTTCACTAGAGTATCTTGTCCAAGCAGTTAAATCTGATGGTAAGAAGTTCACTAGTGCAGGAAGAATTCCTGGTATTTTTCAGATTACACTCCCAGAAGTAAAGGTAGAAGACACACTTGATGAGTTACTACCTTTACTTGAAGAGGGTGATATTATCATTGATCATAGTAATACTGATATAACAAAATGTCAGGAACTTCAAAGGTATTGTTCTAAGTTGGGCATCTCATATATCTTCTCTGGAGTATATGGAGCACATTATGCTATTGATGCTTGTTCTAAAATTTTCCAATCCTTATCGCCAGGTAATGTTGAATGACCTTAGCACATGTCTTACTCTGGGTATCAATTCCATTTGTGCTCCTTACCATAACCTTTGGACTTTATAGGGGCGAAAATTTTTATTACGAGAGTGATGACTACGATGGAAATGGAACAGCACATTAAAGGACGTTATGACTTTGCTATGAGTGCATTCGCTAGAATGTACGGCGTAAATTATGTAATGAGTTCACCTGATATTTCTAGATTCTGTAAGAAGTGGTCTGAAA